TTTGCAATATATGGCTGGCACCTCTCTTGATGGGGCTACAGCACGCATTACTTCTTGGTTTGTTGGGCTTTGGGGTGCTGCGTCAAGCAATAACCCGGCGGCTGGGGATACGATGAGTTCTCATGCCGGTTGGACGGAGAATACAACGTATAGCGATGCAACACGTCCTGCGGCAACTTTTGCAGCTGCAACTACGGCAAATCCATCTGTCGTGACAAACACTGCAAGCAAGGCGACGTTCAATATCAATGGTACTACCACGATTGGCGGCGCTTTTTTGACAAGCAGTTCAACAAAAGGCGGAACTACCGGAACGCTATTTTCAGGTTCGGATTTTACAGGCGGCGACCGCGCTGTAGTTAGCGGGGATACGCTGCAAGTAACCTACACCTTTAGCTTGTCCGCATAATGCCTTTCGTTATTGCAGATCGTGTACAGGAAACCACAACCAGCACCGGCACAGGGACTATAACCCTCGCTGGTGCTGCAACAGGTTTTCAATCGTTTGCTGTTATTGGTAACGGCAATCAGACTACTTACACCATTGCAGACGCTTCTGGTTCTAACTGGGAAGTTGGAATCGGGACTTATACGTCTTCGGGTACAACCTTAGCAAGAAATACTGTACTGTCTTCCAGCAACTCAGGAAGCCTTGTAAACTTTGGGGCGGGAACGAAAAACGTATTTGTAACGCTACCATCTAGTCGGACTGTATATCCTGCTGCTATTGCGGCGATGATTTTTGGATAGGATCAAACATGGCCGCACCAAATCTACTTTCTCCAACAACGATCACAGGCAAAACCGCAACTGCGAATTTGACGACTACTTCTGCAACTTCAATCCTTAGCAACGCCGCTTCTTCTGGCAAAGTTTTAAAAATCAACTCGCTGTACGTGGCAAATGTAGACGGAACAACCAACGCTGAAATCACGATTAACTACTACTCTGCTGCTTCTTTAGGAGGGACGGCTACACAGATTTGCTCAACGGTTTCTGTCCCTGCTGATGCAACGCTCGTTGTGATTGATAAAGATGCTTATATTTATTTAGAAGAAAACACCTCCTTAGGTGCTACGGCTGGCACAGCAAGCGATTTAAAAATTGTTTGCAGCTACGAAGACATTAGCTAGGAGTCGCCATGCCTAGAGGTAACGGCGGGATCATTGGCCCCGCAAATATACCCACAACAGCTTCTGCCAAAGGTGTCTGGTCACTGATAGAGCAGATGATTGCTCAAAGGCAGGGTATATGGCCTCTTTCGGGTACTGACCCTTTTTTTTACTACACTACGCTCCTGCTTCCCGGCAACGGTACTAATGGCGCACAGAACAACACGTTCTTAGACGGTTCTGCCAATAACTTTACCATCACCCGCAACGGCAACACGACACAGGGCACGTTCTCACCGTTCTCACAGACAGGGTGGGGGAATTACTTTGATGGTAGTGGAGATTATTTGACTACACCTAACGTCACTGCTCTAAATCTTTACAATGTAACTAATACTGTTGAATGCTGGGTTTATCCGTTATCGTTTAGTACTGCGTTTCAATTGTACGGAACAGATTTTGACGGAACATATTACACACTATTCGAAATACTTAGTACATCTGGATACCCTAGGTATATATCAAGAAACGGTACTCAAATTACTGGATCAAGTGGAGTTACACTTAATCAATGGAACCATGTTGCATTTGGTAGGTCTGGGTCTACTCAATCTATTTGGGTAAATGGAATAAGAGTGGCGAGCGGTACTATTACCAGTGAAGATGGGTGGGGTACTGCGGTAATATCAATCGGTAGATTTAATGCTGAAAGTAGGGCAAATGGTTATTTATCCAATTTGAGAGTTGTTAAAGGTACGGATGTATACGGGATTAGCAATACAACCATCACAGTCCCCACCGCACCACTAACCGCCATCGCTAACACTTCACTTCTCACCTGCCAATCCAATCGCTTTATAGACAACAGCAGTAACAACTTCACTATTACCAGAAACGGTGATACCAGAGTAGTCGCCTTCTCCCCATTTAACCCCACTGAAAACTGGTCTGCTGCTGCCATTGGTGGGTCAGGGTACTTTGATGGGGCGGGGGATTATCTTGTAATGGCAACGGCATCTGCGGCGATTAACCCATCAACAAGTACAACTCCTTTTACGATTGAGTGCTGGGTATACACAACCGGCACAACATCAACTACACTTTATTCTGCTTTGGCCTCAGAGAATTACGGATTTGTGCTTGGTTTTGGTGGGGCTTTAGGTGCATATGACTCAAATCAAACGCCGTGGTTTGGTAATTTTTCTGGAAGTTGGAATGGAATTAGGTCTACGACTTCTATACCGCTTATGGCCTGGACGCACATAGCGTGTGTATTCACTGGTTCAACTAGCTATATTTACCAGAATGGTGTGATGACCGCTTCTGGTGGTCCTTCTACATGGGCGGTTACTGGCTCATCAAAAGTTCGTATCGGCTGCCGACCTGATGGACCAAATCCGTTTACTGGTTATATATCTAATGCCCGTGTTGTTATAGGCAGTAATTTATATCCAAACGGAACAACCTTCACCCCACCAACCGCACCACTTACCGCCATCACCAACACCAGCCTCCTCCTCAACTTCACCAACGCCGGTATCTACGACGCTACCGCTAAAAATGTGTTGGAAACGGTGGGAGATGCCAAAATCAGTACCGCACAGAGCAAATGGGGTGGAAGCAGTATAAGTTTTGATGGGACGGGGGATTACTTAATAAATGCTTCTATAAATTCTCCGCTTTATCAATTTAACAGTGGAGATTTCACGGTTGAAATGTGGATTTACCCAACAACCGTATCCGTTGTTCAATACATAATTGATTTCAGAGATCCTGCATCACAAACCAGTGCTGGCATTCAATGGTTTTTAAGTTCTTCAGCGAAGTGTGGAATTTATGTTGGTACAACAGCGATTATTGCTGCTTCAACAACATCTATAACAGCAAATACATGGACTCATGTTGCGTTAGTGAAAAACGGAACGGGAAGTGGCAATTACAAAATATACATTAACGGAACCGCAGATGCGACAACAGGTACAAATACGACAGCATTAACGCAAGGGTTTTTGTCTGTAGGCACCTCAGGTAACCAAAGAAATACAGCTTCAACCGATAAGTTTAATGGTTACATTCAAGATTTACGAGTTACAACAGGCTACGCTCGCTACACCACCAACTTCACTGCACCAACCGCAGCGTTTCCCACGTTATAGGACTAGACCATGCAATACTGGACAAAGAAGGGGTCTATCCCAAGCACGGAAACCGATGGCACAGAAGGCTGGCAACAGGCTCCAGCACCACCGGCAGAGGTTCCCGCTGACAAAGAACTGGTATGGCTAAACTGGGAATGGCTTATTAGAGACCCTAAGCCACAAGACAGGGCAGGATGGCAGTGGAACTGGCAGCACGAAGACAAGATGTGGGTGGAGTGTGTGTGGGGCGTTGTGGAACCTGTGATTGAGCCTCTTGCCAACATTGAATCGTTTGCTACGGATCAAATCATCAACCTTACGACTGCACAACTATAAGGCAACAATGTGTTCGGTTTTAGCGCCTATGCACAAACTCCATATGCGAGCACCGCAGGCGCGGTAACGCCAAGTACAGACAATTTAATTAATGAATCTGCAACTGGCGTTGATTCGTTAACTGCACAAGCTGATATATTAGCAGCCATAACGGAAACGGCTGCTAGTTCAGAATCTGTAGTTGCTACAGCAACACAACAAACAAGTGTTGACGAAATATCAACAGCTACAGATACTATTGATTCTGCAAATATTCGTAGCGGCGTAATTAACGAATCAGCTACTGCCGGTGATAGTACAGATGCTGAGTCTTCCGGTGCAGATGCTGCTGCAGAAACCGCTACTGCCACAGATAATGTAGTTTCTCAACTAACCACAAATAATGACGTTACAGAAACCGCCACAGCTACAGATGCAATTGTTTATGAAACAACAATAACAAATGATGTTGCAGAAAGCGCTACAGCAGCAGAAACCTGTATTGTGGGATTGTCTGAAAATGACGTTGACGAGTCTGCTTTAGCAAACGATGCAACATCTATTACTTACACTATAGGCACAAATATTGCTGAGGTTGCTTTTGCAACTGACGCAATACAAGCAATCATCACATCTACAAATGCAATACAAGAAACTGCAAACATTGCAGATGTTTCAACTACAAATACAACGTATGATCGCGATGTTGCAGAAACAACAACAATAGCAGATGTTCCCGACACAGGTTTGTTATACCAACGGACAATAACAGAAGCTGCTACAACAGCAGATCTTGTTTCTGCAATACAACAAGTGCAAAGAGTAATTGCTGAGGTTGCATCAGCTACGGACGCATTGACAACCATTGCTGCTTTTGGTGTAATTCTCAACGAACTTGCACAGGCTCTCGATGCGCAGCAAGCGGGCGGATTAAGCAATGTTACCGTCAGCGATTCAGCCTCCGCCTCTGATAGCGTTCAAATTAGCGACCTGTGGAGTCAGCTTGAAACCCCGCAGATTGCAAATTGGTCTTCTGTAACAATATGAGGTGAGTTATGCCCATCACACGAACCGCGTTACTTGATTTGCCCATAATTGAAACCAATACTGAGTCAGGAAGCTGGGGCAACGCAGTCAATAACGGACTAACTTCATACCTTGATATTGCCATCGCAGGAATGTCTGCGCTAACGGGTTCTAATTTTTCTGGTTCTCCAAATTATGAACTAACACTTGCAAACACTCTCGGAAACGCCAGCGCTTCAAATATTATTTTTAGTAGCGCGCAATACGCTACTATTAAGGTTTCTAGTCTTAATGCAAATTCTACTTTAATTTGCCCTTCCTCAGCTCGATCCTATCGCATCATCAATGCAGACGCTACTTATTCTTTGACAGTAAAAGCTTCTGGGCAAACTGGCGTTAGCATCGCTGCTGGCGCTACAGCTACCGTCATTTTTAACGGCACAGACTATGTCGCTTCTGGCGTACAAGCCTCCGCTACTCTTACTTCCGGTGCAATTATTAAAGGGAATGGTACAACTTTTGTAACACCTGCTACTGCTGGTACAGACTATGTGGCGCCTGGGACAACCTCGACCTTTACAGCATTACAAAATTTTGCAGGCACATCGTCGGTTTTTAGTTCTTCGTTTATTAATTCTACAGAAGTAACAACAATTGTTGCTACATCAGTGCCTGCAACGCTTAATTATGATGTGACGACGCAGTCAGTTTTGTTTTATACAACCGACGCCGCAGCAAATTGGACAGCAAATTTTCGCGCATCTTCTGGCACTCCTTTAAATACCTCTTTAGCTATTGGACGTAGTGTTACTGTCGCACTTCTTGCAACACAAGGCGGGACTCCATACTACAACAACGTCATTCAAGTTGATGGAAGTGTGGTAACTCCTAAATATCAAGGCGGAATTGCGTGGGCTGCTGGCAATGCTAACAGCATTGATGCGTATGTGTATACCATTATTAAAACTGCAAATGCAACATTTACAGTATTAGCATCACAAACAAGGTTTGCATAATGCCCTTGCTCCAACACATTGGCAGTTCTAGCGCCCGTGGTTTTGGGTTTGGAAAAACCGGCCTTAGTTATTTTCGCACAATTAATGAAACAGCATCTATAAATGATGTTGTTGTAAATTTTCTTGGTCGCTCAAATAATGCAGAAGAAACAGCAACCGCATTAGATTCTGTAAATTCCACTTTAGTAGTACAAACATCTGCACAAGAAACTTCTTTAGCAACAGATAATTTAAGTTTAGAGGTAGTGATAAACGGTATTGTAGCAGAAACGGCAGTTGTAGCTGACCTTCTTGACAATATCGGAACATTAAATCGCAGCGTTTTGGAAACTTCTACAGCAGCAGATGCGGCTGTAGCAAGCACCCCGGCATTCCTTCCAGAGGTTGCGTTGCTTATTGATCAACCAAGTGTTTTGGTAATGCGCCAAGGAGAAGTTACAGAAACCTCTACTGTAACCGATTCTGTAGCAACATTAAAAACTTCTAACGGTTCAATTATAGAAGTTACGCTTATAGAAGACACAACAAACTCCGAAAAATTTATTGATAGAAACGTATTGGAGGCAGCGGTAGGAACTGATGCAATAAGTTCTGAAGCGATTTTAGTACCTATTGATGCCGTGGGAGGAGTTGCTGGGTCTGGGACTGATACTGTATGGGTATGGCGATGGTCTAATTCTTCGGGCTTTGGATCGAGATTTTCTAATCCATCTCCATTACAAACTGCCAATGCGATTACTTGGACGCAATCTGGAAACGCAGTTGCAATAGCGCGGAATGCCACTCCTTTTATTAGCACATATCCCTGGGATAGAGGAGGGTTTGGGACACTGTATTCTAATCCTTCTTCATTGCCTGCTGGTTCAGTATATGCTGTTGCATTTACTGCAAATGGTGACGCACTTGCTCTATGTCATGCTAACAGTCCATATATTACCGTATATCCTTGGTCTACAGAAGGATATGGAACGAAATATTCAAATCCAGCGACTTTGCCTTCACAGGTAAAATCAAATGGACAGGGAGTAGCATTTAATTCTTACGGCGATCAACTTTTAGTAGGCTCCTGGGATAGTCCATGGGTTCAAGCTTATCCTTGGTCTACATCGGGATTTGGGACAAAATATACAAATCCATCAACAAGTGCTGGTGGCAGCACACAAGGGTTAGCTTTCCATCCCAGTGCAAACTATGTTGCTCATTCCCCTCCTGACACTTTTATCTCTATATATAATTTTTCTGCATCTGGATTTGGAACCAAACTTTCCAACGCCTCCACCTATTTGGGTCTCAGCCCTCGCGGCGTGACATGGAACCCGGCGGGAGATGTCATCGCTATAGCAACAAATGAGATACCGCGTTTAAATGCATTTCCTTGGTCGTCGTCTGGATTTGGAACCAAGTATAGCAATCCTGTAGGCCTGCCGAATTTAATTTCCGGTCGCAGTGTTGCATTTAATCAAGCAGGGGATACCATTGCCTTTGGACATTCTGTAGGAAATGTTGGAACATCTCCAATATCTGTATATCCTTGGAACAGTGCTCCTGGATATGGTTTTGGAGGAAAATATGCTAACCCATCAATCTTTCCTACCTCAACCGTTCTTTCTACTGCATTTTCAATATAAAGGTGTATTATGGAAACTTATCGCAAAGAATTGTTGTTAACTAATCTTGAGGCACGACGCAAAGAAGTCATGGATTATCAAATTAATATTGAAAATTTTCAATTGGCTTTGAAAGAAATTGAAAATGACTCAAGCATGAATGAATTTCGGCAGCGTTTAGAGCAACTATTGATGGAGCACATACGCGAGCATAAAAAATCAAGCGTTATGCTTAAAGTTTTAGAAGTACAATGTGCTAATTTGGAGCAATGATTATGGAGCTTGACGTTAAACACGCGCAACTTGAGGGCGACCTGAAGGCTCATGAGCGTGAGTGCGCCATGCGTTATGCGGGAATCGAAAAGTCCTTTGAGTCTGGCAGCAGGCGCATGACGCGCATTGAGTATTTGCTTTATGCGACGATTCTTGCTGTCCTCTTCGGCCCAGGCGTGGCTGCAACCTTCGTTAAAAAATTCTTTGGCCTTTAATATGTTTGATCTTCTTGGCGGCGGGTTATTAGGCTCAATTTTTGGCGGCTTATTCAGGCTTGCACCGGAAGTTTTGAAGTTCTTGGACAAAAAGAATGAGCGTCAGCATGAACTCAGCATGTTCCAGCTACAGACCGATCTGGAGAAGATGCGCGGCGAGTTCAAGATGGAGGAGAAGTATGTTGACTATTCTATTCAGCAGATGGACACAATCAAAGAGGCATTTAAGGAGCAGGCTACCACTGCGAAGGAAGCGGGTTGGCTCGCTAGCTTTATCACTGCTGTTACCCGTCCGGGCCTTACTTGGATTGCTTTTGGCGTTTACGTGGCTGTTAAAGCAGCCGGCCTAACAATTGCTTTCCAGACCGACGCTAACTGGGCTGAGGTACTGACCAAGAGCTACGACGAAGATGATTTCGCCATGCTCAACATGATGCTTACGTTCTGGTTTGTCGGACGATCCATTGAAAAGTACAACAAGTCGTGAATGAAGCTAAGAAGCTTTGCAAGGACGTATTCATCAAGCCCTTTGAAGGGCTAGCAAAACGTTTGCCTGACGGACGAGTCCAAGCCTACCCAGACCCCGGCACACGAGGACATCCTTGGACAATCGGCTGGGGTGCTACCGGACCGAGTATCAACCCCGGAACAATTTGGACGATGCAGCAGTGCGAAGAGGCGCTGGACCATCACATAGAGTACTTTGTACAGGGCGTAACCAAGCTCTCACCCAAGATTCAGACTGCGCTACCTCGACGCATTGCCGCAGTGACAAGTTGGGTTTATAATTGTGGCTTAGGAAACTACCGCATCAGCACGTTCAAGAAGCGCGTGGATGCGGGGGATTGGGATGATGCCGCTGAAGAGTGCATGAAATGGAACAAAGCTGCGGGAAGGGTTCTTCCCGGACTTACGCGTAGGAGAGCAGCAGAAGCCGTATTGATGAGATAGAAATGACCCTTCAAAAAATTACCTTTAGACCTGGAGTTAACAAAGAAAATACTCGCTACACTAACGAGTCGGGGTGGTATGTTTCTGACAAAATTCGTTTTCGTCAGGGAACGCCTGAAAAAATTGGTGGGTGGTCAAGGATTTCTGCTTTTTCCTTTTTAGGAATTTGCAGGTCATTGTGGAACTGGATAACCCTGTCTTTTGATAATTTATTGGCATTAGGCACTAATTTAAAATTATACATTGAACGTGGCGGAGAATATTTTGACATCACCCCGTTGCGTTCTACAGAAACATTAACAAATCCGTTTTCTACAACTATCGGCTCTGCTGTGGTCACAGTGGCCGATACGGCGCACGGCGGCGCGACAAACGATTTTGTTACTTTTAGCGGCGCCTCAGCAGTTGGTGGACTTACCCTTAACGGAAACTTTCAGATGACTGTTACGGGCGCCAACTCTTACACAATTACTGCGAGTAGCGCGGCCTCTTCTACTGCAGCTTCTGGTGGAGGAACAGTTACTGCCAAGTATGAGATTGATGTTGGCCCAGAAATTCAAGGCGCAGTTGTTGGATGGGGTGCTGGCGGGTGGGGCATGGGTAACTGGGGCGTGGGAACAACCGGATCGGAAAGTCTCCGCCTTTGGCATATGCAAAACTGGGGCGAAGATCTTGTTGCTCTTTTCCGTGGTGGGCCTATTTACTATTGGGACTCGTCTTCTGGAACAACAACAAGAGCTGTTCTTTTATCTGAAACCGGAGGGTCGGTTAGTTTTACAAACGCATCTCCAACTGAGGTTACTTTTGCTTCAGTGCTTTTGTCTGAAGGAACTGCTGTAAAGTTCAACTTTACAACTGGCGGCTCTATGCCAACCGGCGTATCTGCCAATACAACTTACTATTTACGGAATGTTATAGGAGCTACAGCAAATATATCAGCATCGGCAACTGGGGCACTTGTTAATACTTCTTCTACAGGAAGTAACGTCTATGTTTCCAGTTTAGAAGATATACCAACCAGAAATAATAATTTTGTAATTTCTGATGTCTTTCGTTTTATGTTGGTTTTTGGCACAACGGAATACTTAAGCGCGGTTCTTGATCCGATGTTAATTCGTTGGTCAAACCAGGAGTCGCTTGTGGATTGGGCGCCTGCGTCTACAAATCAGGCTGGATCTCTGCGTCTGTCGCATGGATCAAAAATAATAACAGCAATTCAAACACGTCAAGAAATTATAATTTTTACAGACCAATCAATTTACTCGCTCCAGTATCTTGGACCGCCGTTGGTTTGGGGCGCCCAACTTATGGGCGATAATTTATCTATTGTAAGTCAAAATTGTGCTATTGTTGCCTCGGGCGTTATATACTGGATGGGAATTGATAAGTTTTATAAATATGATGGTCGGCTACAAACGCTGCGATGCGACCTCCGACGGCATGTATTTTCCAACATCAATCTTTCACAAGCTGACCAAATTTTTGTTGGGACAAACGAAGGCTTTACTGAAGTGTGGTGGTTTTATCCTTCGCAAAATTCTACAGTTATTGATCAATATGTAATTTATAATTATACAGAAGATATTTGGTATTACGGCGCTTTGTCAAGGACTGCTTGGTCAGATTCTGGGTTACGAGAGTATCCGCAAGCGGCAACATATTCCTACAATATTGTTAACCATGAGCTTGGTGTAGACGACGGTACAACAGGGGCAACGGCTCCTATCGCTGCGTACATTGAATCTGCGGAATTTGATATCCAAGACGGACAAAACTTAGGATTCGTCTATAGAATTGTCCCCGACCTTACCTTTGATGGCTCTACGGCGGTCAGCCCAAATGCCACAATGACGCTTATTCCAATGATGAACTCCGGTTCTGGATACAACATCCCACAATCCGAGGGCGGGTCATCAGGCGCCAGCGTAACGCGATTGACTACAGTTAACATTGAGCGGTTTACTGGGCAAGTGTATGTTAGAGTACGTGGAAGACAGATGATCTTCAAGATTGAGTCAAGCGGTCTTGGAACCACATGGCAACTTGGATCTCCGCGCATCGACATCCGTCCTGATGGAAGAGCAACCGGACAAGGCGCATGACCTATCTCACACAACCGGCAGTCCCAAACTTCCCGCTGTCTACGAAAGAATGGGACTTTAAGTATCACGATCAGTTTTTAAATGTGTTGCGACTTTATCTTGTAAGATCAAATAATTCAAACAGCAGCCTTCTTGGAACAAATGGCGGTCAATACCTTGGTTTTCCTTATGGATTTTTTTGTGATACTACAGATCAGATTGCAGCAAATACCACAACCGCATATCCAGTTACCCTTAACACAACAAACTCAGCGCAAACTGTCTCTGTTGTGAGTTCTTCACGCATTACGTTTGCAATTTCTGGAATTTACAATGTACAATTTAGTTTGCAGCTAGTAAACACAACAAGCTCTTCTCAAGATATTGATGTTTGGTTTAGAAAAAACGGGACCGATATTGCAAATTCAAATAGTCGTTTTGGATTGGCGCCTCGGAAAGGAGCAGGAGACCCATATCATACAGTGGGTTCTTTGAATTTTATTGAAAGCGTTACTGGTGGAGATTACATTCAATTGCTTTGGAAAACTAGTCATGTGGATGCGTACATAGAGCATTACAACGCGCCATCTTCTCCAACACGCCCCGCAATCCCGTCGGCAATCGTCACGGCAACATTTGTTTCTACGGAGTAAGCGATGAGTGATCTTGATACGTGGTTAAACGAGGTAATTAGCGACACGGCCTGGGAAGGCGGCGATTGGGGTGGGAACACGGGATCCGGTGACGCACCAATTGATCGCAGCAACGACACAATTACAGGTGGGGCTCCAATTGATCGAAGCCGTGATACCACGGCTACCGGCAACACATCAGCCGTAGGAAACATTTTTAGCCGCTTTCTAGGCGGAAATTCAACGGGAGAGGACAAGGCTCTTGCAACACTAGGGTTTGGTATTGCTGCTCTTGCCTCGGCCTTAAGAAACAAACCCCCGGACGTTAAGATACCAAGATATGTGTCTGCGCCTGTGTACAATCGTGGCTTAACCGCACCGATGCTTCCTCCCCAACCGCCTGCGCAAAAAAGTGAAAGCGGCCAAAACATTTACAACCCTATGGTAGGCCTTCCTTTATTTTTTAATCCAAATCCTTTTCAGTTTAATCCTACAGAAGCTTCTAAAAGATATGGCCCAACTCCCGAGGAAGTGCAGGCTGGTTACAGTGGATATTTACAAGGACTTGAAAGGCTGTATCAAACCCTAGGGCCGCAACCTGATATTCAAATGGGCGGCACAGTAACAGGTGGGACTGGAAACGACACAGTAACAGGCGGGACTGGAACCGACACGGTAACAGGTGCCTCTGGAGGATATCTAAGGGGGCCGGGTGACGGCATGTCAGACAGCATCGAGACTTTTATTGAAGGCGGCCCCACAAGGCAAGAGGCTCTGCTATCTCAAGGCGAATTTGTGATCCCGGCGGATGTGGTATCTGGGCTAGGCAATGGATCTTCGGAAGCAGGATCGCAACGGCTGTACCAACTGATGGACAACGTTCGCATGGCGCGGCACAATACTAAAAAACAACCCCCTGCAATTGACATTGAGGGTTTGTTGCAAGATGTTTGAAGAATGGCAAAGATGCTCTGGATGGTTGCAAGAAGCTCTTGATCATGCTGGAAACTTGTTCTCTCTTGAAGATGTATGGCAGGCAGTTTTATCGGGAGACGCAGTATTCCTGCCTGGAATAGATGCAGCAGTGGTGGTAGAAGTGCGTGTCTACCCGCAAAAGCGCGTAATGAACTGTTGGCTTGCCGGTGGAAGCCTTGAGGAATTGGAAGAGGTTTTTGCTCCGATGATTCGTTACTATGCTAAGAAATTTGAATGTGAATTGATAATGATCCAAGGCCGTCCAGGCTGGAGGCGTGTGTTCAATATGCAACAGTGTGGAGTTGTTCTTGTAGAAAAGGTGCAATCATGAGTTTAGGCGGACCATCTCAAACAATTACGCAAAGCGCGCCAGAGTACCAACTGCCGTACATTGCAGATCTGTACCGCATGGGGCAACAGATTGCGTATACGCCGTACACCCCCTACCAAATGCCTCGCACCGCAGAAACTTCTGGCACATACCAGCAGGGCGCCGAGGCGATGCAGGCAATTGGAACAAGCCCTGGACTCCTGGGTCAAATTAATGTAGGCGGAAAACCTATGGGGGTGATGGAGGCTTACATGAGCCCCTTTCAACAATCCGTCACAGATGTAGCAAAAAAATCAGCAGAGCGCGATTACCAGCAGGGTTTAAACACACTTAGAGCCAGTGCAGCGCAACGCGGTGCGTTTGGAGGAACGCGACATGCTCTTGCAGAAAACGAACTTATGCGCAACCTTGGAACTCAATTAAGTAATATTCAAATGAAAGGTGGGGCAGCAGCGTTTGATCGCGCATCGGAATTATATCAACAAGATTTAGAAAATCAAATGCAAAAGGCTCAAGGCTTGCAACGACTTGGCTTGCAGGACGAAGCTCGGAGGCAAAGAGACCTAGATCTTGCGTATCAAGAATTTGAAAAGCAGCGGCTTTATCCCCTAGAGCGAGCAGATGCTTATCGTGCGCTGGTATTTGGTCAGCCACAGCCTGAGTCCAGGCAAGCATATAATCAACCGCCAAATCCCTTCGTACAAACGCTTGGTCTTGCAAGTCTTTTGTACGGCGGTATGGGTCGCTGATAAAGCAGGAGAAAGTTATGCAAAATATGATGGGCCTTGCTCCAGATATTAACATCTTGGAGGCAATGGAGATCTTCAAAAATTTCTCAGATGAAGATCTTAAAGATTACTTCAACGACCCAACTCTTTCTGCCGTTGCAGCCGGAGAAATGGATCGTCGCTTGCGGGTGCGAAGAGATTTCGAGTCAAGGCGGCAACAAAACCAAGGCACAGTGGTTGATCAGCTACAGGCTATGTTGCTATCGCCCCCACAAGAAATGCCAGCCCAACAAATGCCTCCACAACAAATGCCAGATCAACAAATGGCAGCACCACAACCCCCTAATGTTCCGCAAGGATTGCCTGCTCTTATGGCTTCCGGGGGTCCAGTAGCCTTCCAAGAGGGTGGCGGTATTCTTGATAAACTTAATTCTTTTTTGCGCCAAGTAACAAGTTTTGGCTCACCGTCATGGAAAATGGTTGACCAAAAATCACGACCACTTTCAACGCAAACTTCTTCTTCACCACTGGAGCTAAGCCCTTTTGGCAACCAAGTAATTTCTGAGCGTATAGCAACTGCCGATGCTCGTAAACAAAAAAAAGAAGCAGATGAAAAACAACAAAAAGATCTGTTAGAACTAATTCGCCAAAGGCTTGCGCCACAAACCACAACCACCACGCAACCAACTTCAGGAAAGCCGGCAAAACTACCCACCCTTCCAGATGTGCCCACAATCGAAGCAACTGCCCCTCTTGACCCGCGAGCTTTGAGAGCCAGTGCTGAAGAAGAAGAGGCATATTTAAAAAATAAATTCCCAGACAGGGTTAGCCCCTTGGCTGAAGCCTTGGCAAGAGAAACGGGCCAGCAGGTTTCTCCAGAAGAGCAGCGCCGTCGTGCGTTCATGCAAGCAGGTATACGTGGTCTAGGGTATCAAGGACGAGACTTTGGTGGCGGTCTGGCAGGCATGTTTGAGGGCTATGAAAATACTAAAAACAGTATCGAGTCTGCCAATAAAGAAGCGAGAACAAATGCGGCCAAAGCGCGCCTTGCCGCAGAACAATACAAAGATGCTTTGCGCAGAAAAGATTATGAATCTGCGCGAGTTTATGCCCTTAAAGTAGAGGAATTTCGTCAAGCCGCAGTTGATTCACAAAATAAAGCTAAGCTTGCAAATTATGGGTTGCAAGTAAAAGACTTTGGTGCAAAGCTAGATTTGTATAATGCACAAAACAAAGGATCTGCGCAACAAAAACCTCCGTCGATTCGGGACTTTATAGCACTTACCAGATTGAATCTTGATGTAAACAAAGAAGTAGAAGAGCGCGCGAAGCCTGCAATTGATGCGCTTAGAGCTAAATATAACAAAGAATCTCAAAAATTGCTCCCAAAAATTCCTAAAAACTGGGAACAAAATCCTGACTTTCGCAATAAGTTTGAAGCAGAGGCTGAAGCAATACGTGACCGTATACGCGCGGAGCTAGGTGTGCCTAGAGGGCCAGCTCCAAAACCAATACCAGTAACTCCAGAAATGCTAAGAGATCTTCTTACGGTAGGCTCAGGCAAATGATTGTAAACATTCCCAATTTGGGAAGTTTCGAGCTTCCACAAGGTTTGGATGAAGAACAAACACGAAGGGCTTTGCGCGGGCTGTATCGCGTTGCGAATCAACCTTATACAGAACCAGAATATGGGCTTGGTCAATTATTAGCGCGAGGATTTTCTCGCAGCGGACAACAACTGCTCACAGATTACACAGACGTTGGTCCTGCTGTAGGAATTGCGGCGTTTGCTAAAGCTGGTTTTGGAGGAGACCTTGCAAAAGCAGAAGAATTTATGCGCAGCGCTGAAGCAAAAAATCAAAAGATCCAGGCTGCTATTCCTGCGCGCTATCCTGACGTTACGGAGATAGGGCTAGGAGATGTCCCTGGTTACTTTGCAGAAAAAATTGGCGAGGGATTGCCAAGCCTCTTAAGCATGATTGGGCCTGGGGGAGTTGTTGCTTATGGCGCCAAGACAGCAGCAAAAGCCGCAGGCAAAGAAGCCTTGGAAAATGTCTTAAAGAAAAATCTTGGGCCAGACTTTAAACAAAGAACTGTTGACGCGCTTAAGGCAGCCCAGGCCGCAGAACAAGCAGCGGTTGCAAAACGTGTTGTGCCTACTTTGGGAGCGTTTGGGGCAAGCCAGCTTATTCCAGAATCTTTCCGGGAAATATATCAGGAGACAGGAAAGCTAGAACCCGAAACGGCAATTGTTGCGGGCGGCATAAACGCTATGCTGGATTCCCTGATCCCTGCCAAACTTCTTGGGCAGCTTGGTGCATATGGCAAGGGCGTTATGGTGGCGGAGGCTGCAAAAAAAGCAGGTTTTACTGCGGCCGCAGGAAGAATTGCAAAAGGCACTCTTGCCACTATGGGACAAGAGGGTCTTACGGAAACAGCCCAAACCGCAATTAACAATGTTGCTATTAAATTTATTGATAATAATTATGATATTTTTAGCCCTGAAAATATAAAGAAATATATTAATTCTTTTGCTGCGGGTGCCGCTTCTGGTAGTGCTGTAGGTGCTGTCGGAGCCGCTGGCGCAGAGTTCCGTTCTCCAGCAGAGATTCCGTCCCCGCCTCCTGCTCCTCCTGTTCAGCCCCCAC